GCGATCGTCGGCGCCTTCGGCCACGACCGCGCACGACTCAAACGTGCCGTCGGTATCGTGCCAATGCCATGCACCGATTTGCTGTTCTGGTACATAGGTTAGGCCCAGCAATTTACCCGACGATGAGATAAACCACACCACCGGTTGCGGTGCTTTGGCGTAGGTCATGTCGGTGACTTCGTAAGAATCGAACAGGTGCGCCGATCGCAACGACAAATCGCCACTGATAAAGCCGTTCGCTTGCCAGTTGTAAGCACATTCGCGGATATGCCCGCCGCGCGCTGCCCCATAAAGCAGCGTGTTGTTGATAATCACCGGCTGCACGTTGCTTGCACCCACATACGATTGCGGCCGCACCGAGATCGTGGTTGGTGTAATCGCGTCAGAGTTCAGCGACGATACCCGCCACTCGGCCGCTCCCGTCAAAAGCAGCAGTTGTGTCAACGGGACAATGTGCCGAATGGTGTTGGCTTCGCGCGCCGCCACACGGAACGAGATTCGGTCATCATCGCGGATCGGTAAGCTGTAACTCATCACCGATTCGGTGCCGGATTTGGTCATCCAGATGTTTTGCGGTTTGTTGTTGGTTCCGGCAAACGCGCGTCGTTGTTCAAAGTAGGACACCGCGCCAGGATAATCGCCCGATGCGGCGAACACGTTGTCGTAAATCGGCGGGGTTTTGCCCATGTCCGGCGCGATGTTGTCATCCTTAAGCGAGGTGGTGGTGGTTTGTCCGATGTACCCGTACAAGCCGCCTTGTTGTTTATAGACGTTATAGCGTGCCGCCCCGGAAACCGCTGTCCAAGCGATCGTGTTGTAACACCCGGTGGTAAACAGGTTGTTAGTACAGGTCGCCTCCGCCGATTGGGAAGACTCCGACACCTCATCTGACGCAATTGCAGTGATCACATACGAGTAGTCCATCGTGGTTGTTGGGGATCCCACGGTCGTGGCGGTGGCCGTTGGGGAAGCTGGCGCAGCAATCGGCGCAGCAAACGAGATTGTGGTCAACGTCCAGTTGGTTGCACTCAAGCGTTTGAGTTCGCGCGGTGCGTAGTTCGGGTGGACGATGGTCAATACGTCGGCCGACTGTACATAGTGCAGATCGAACAGATCCGCTTCGGCGTAAGGACTTGCGATCTCATACGGTACGCCGCCACTCATCAAGGTAGCGCCTTGCGTGTGAAACCGGAAGTAACCCGCGCCCACTTCCAGGATCATGGTTTGTGTCGTCGAGTAGGTGAACGGGATCAAGCGCACCTTCTTGGTGGAATCCTTCACCTCGCGCACGAAGGCAAAGCCTGGTCGGTTTTCAATAGGGCCTTGAGGTTTGGCGACAAAGTTACGACACGTTGCCAAACCCGCTTGATACTTGTTGTCATCAATCCGGCCAAACATTTCTGGGCTGATCTCGCCCCCGGCAAACGAGCGTTGTAGTGTTCTGATGTTTGCCATATTTATCTGCCTTGGATCCAGCCGACTTTTTGCGCTACGTCAACACGGCGTTGGCTTGCGTCAGATTCCATCGCTTGCGATAGGAAGTTTTGCACCATTGCCAAGCAGCGTTTGGCCTCGGCCGCGCCCGCGTCGCCCTTAATCAAAGGGCCGGCCAGCATCGATGCAAGATACCAACTCAATGTCGTGATAAAGAGCGGCGAGAAGTTGCCTGTGTCTGATACCAACGCGGTATAGCGCAGCACGGCGTCTTCTTGATCGGTCAAGATGATCGGCGTACCTTCGTTGTTGATCTCGCATGAGAACGGTTGCGGCACAAAGGATCCGCCTGCCGATACCACGGGAACATTCACCAATGCCTGGCTGTAATCATCGGTGGCGGACGGTGGCAATACCGCGATGATATTAACCGTGTCAGACGGTTGCGCGTAGGTGTAATCCCATTCTGTCCAACTATTCGTAAGTAAGGCAAGTTGCACGCGCTTGGTAGCAAAGCCCCACGCATACATCTCCAATAATCCGTCGCGTGCAATTGGATAAAAGCGCGCGCAGTGTTCGGCTTGGGAGGATCCTTCGGGCGGATCTAAACTAGCCACGGTAGCCGTGTCGCCCAGGTGTGCCAGGGCAAGATTGCAAATATCAACTTCGGTTGCCATAAATTCATTACCCCTTATGTGAAAACAGGGGCCTTAGCCCCTGTCTTTTATTGCATTGACCGTGAGGTCTTACACCAAGCTGTCAGCAGTTTGTGAGGCCGCTTTGCCTTTGGTGGCTTTTGGTTCTTCGATCAACTCCAGGTTGCTTGCGACTTCACCGTCATATTCGACGGTTGCGCCTTCTTCAACCAAAGCGTTGTTGATGAACGATCTTTCCAATACGCGATATAAGGCCATAAATACTCCTTACAAAATCGCGAAGCCGCTTGGGTAGAACTTTTGGCCGTCTTGGATTTCGATACCCAAGTCACCAACGTACGCACCCGCAGACATAGCACCCACAATCACATAGCGCAAACCAACATAGCGTTGGCCTTTGCTTGCAATACGCGGATTCACGTCACACGCAAAGCGTGCGCCCGCAGTCAACGACGCGGTTACGATTGCACCGGTGGTACCGATTACAGCCACGTTGGTAGTCAATGCCGCGTCGTCCGCTGCAATAACCTGGAACTCAACCGAAGTACCACCCGCTGCCGCTGTACCGACTTGGAAACGACCGAACAGGTCTCGACCTTCGCCGATGTCACGCGCGGCTGAAAGATCCACGGTGTTGGTTGACAGCACTGAGGTGTTTGTACCTGTAACCGTTTGGCCAGTGATTGAGTTGTCCGATGCGGAAATCGAGCCGGATAACAGTAGTTTTGCATCTTGAATCATGTCAATTCTCCTTAAACGACGCGCGCTTCGGTGTTCAAAATCTGATCCACACGACGCAATGGAACACCTTCAAACGATGCCCAGTTCATCGGGGTACCGAATTGGTTCAAGCTGTTTTGAATAGACAAAGCGTAGTTTGATTTATTCAAGGCTTGAATACGCAACATTGAGTACACTGTACGGTTCATGTAGAACGCGGCGCGGCCCATACCAAAGTTAGGGATACGATCCAATGCGCGGCTCATCAATTTAACCAAGTCAGCAGCCGAAGATTCAGCCACCAAGTTAGCGGTGTTGATGTTCGCGATACGCACCACATAGCGCCAATCTTTAACCACCAAACCGTTTTTCCATTGGTAGTGTGTTTGATACGCTTGGAACGGGTTGTTGTTCGAGTCGTACACGGTCAAGATGCCTTGATCTTCGTGGATCAAACCAGCTTTCGAGCCTTTAGGGAACGTGCAGAAAACAGTGTTTTCACCCCACACAACTAAATAGATCGAAGTGTTGTTTGATGCTGTACCGCCAGCGTCGATGATGTTGGCCGCGTTACCCGCGCCTGAGATCGCACCATAACGTGCGGCCAAGCCCAAGTATTGACGAGGATCTGTTGAAGGATTGCCGTAAAGCATGGTTGACGCTTGTGCCTGGTTCATTGCTTCCAAGAACGCAGTGTCTTCGCTCAAACGGAACGCAGCGGTGTTGCCGTTCAATTCTGCCAAGTCTTTATCCACCCGCGCGTAGGCTTCAAGCATACCGACTGACTCATCCACTTGGACGGTAGTTGATTTGCTAGTTGGGATACCTTGGTTGATCGAACGCCAGTAAGCGGTTGGCAAACCGGTGCGGATCACAACACGGTGGCCAGTTGGCAAGTTGCCTTCTGAGAATACCGCGTCTTCCAAGATTTCGTTTGACTGTGATAACAGCTCGGCCACGATTGGCACCTTGCCGTCTGGATCAAGACGCTTTGCCCAATCTGCAAGGGTCAACGCGCCGGATGATAGAGTCGCCATTGTTTAGCTCCTATGATTTTTGGTTTGAATACAGTTTGTCTGCAAGGTTTCCGCTAGGTGTCGCAGGGCGACCACCAACAAATTTGTCCTCACTAATTGCTTTTCCTGCGCGAACCATAAACCGGATAACTTCCGGGTTATTGCCCAAGCCGGACTCGTTTAACAGGGCTTTTAGCTCTGGCGTGCCGAAGGCATCAAGTGCCTTTTTTGCGGTGCCTAAAGAATCGTTGAGCTTATCGCCACCGAATTCTTTATCGGACTTGGAAGCGGTTTCCCACTCGGTCTTGACCGCTTCGATGCGCTCTAATTGGCGGGCCTGAATAACAGGGGCCACCTTATCGAGCAGCTTTTGGGCATCGTCATTGGACAGGTTCAACTCCTTAGCGACTTCCGAATAAGCCTCAATGACCGCGTTATCAAACGCTTCACCTTCGGGGGCTTTGAATTCGTACTGTTCAGGTGCGCCTTGTTTTTCTTCGGCTTTGCCTTCGTCGCCTTCGGTGGTTTTCTCACCTTCGGTCGTTGTTGTGTCCGCATCTTGCGCCTGTGTTTGCTGGCCTTCGGTCGATGCCGTGGTGGTATCGGTTGCGGTGTCAGCAGTCGTTTGTCCGTCGGCGGTGTTTGTAGTTTGGCCGTCAGTCACTAGCGTTTCAGTCGTCATTCTTTTTGTTCCTTAAGCATTTCGCTGTAGCGATCCAGGCAGTGTTCAGTCAATTGGGCCAACAATCTCAACCCTTCATTGCGCGTGCCTTCGTTAAAGGCCATCGACAATGCGTTGGTGTTGAAAGAGAGCCGCCAAACCCCTGCGCGTTCGAGCAAGCGGTGAACGAATCGACGCCCCCGCTTGTTACTCATTAGCCACTTGAGATCCGCTATTTCCATTTCACCTTCAAATTTCGCGCGTTCTGCGAGTGCGTGCTGCGCGTCTTCTACTGCAAAAGGGTCTATCTGATCTCGTTGTGTCATGGTTTCAATCTAATCTGCATTGTGTGCGGTAAGTGCATCAGTCGGCGTAAAGCATCGACGCTTTATCAGCGTTGCCTTCCACTGCGCCCAGCTCCATGTCCGTCACTTGTAAGGTCATGTGGTTTTCTGGGCCTTCACCATCGTTCTCGATCATGGTGCGAACCACGGTACATTTAGCGCGGATCATCACCGTTTGGCCTGGTTCCGGTAGCGTGGTGATTCCCAAGGCGTTGCATTGATCCTCATCCAAACTAAGGCAAAGCCCGTAACCGTAGTCTTCGGTCAATCCCGCTTCCATCGGCTCGTTGTCGGGTTCTTTTTTCATGCTGACTAAAGCCATGTAATTTCTCCTATGAGCTAAGCGCGATTAGGTCGCCGTTAGGTAAACGCGTTGGGTAGTATTTGATGGATTGGATGTGACCGTTTAGGTAATTACCAAACGTACCCCCAAATTGAGTACCACCAACTGTTAATGTTGTAGCGCTTGCAGGCATTGTACAAGCAGCATCTACAACACCTAACGAAGCATTGACCGCAATTATTGAGTTATTGTTTTGCATAGCCGTAGCTATTTTGTTTGTTAGTGCGGTGGTAGTTACTGTTGAGGTCATATTGACAGGCGCAGCCCCCGGCAATAAACCGACATAGGTTGATGTTTGGACAGTATAAGCTGTAGTACCAAAAGCACCATTAGCACCAACATCAAAATAAATTC